TGTTTGGAACTTTTAAATCTACTGCAGATTCCATTATGCTAATTATCTCTTCAGCTTTTTCTGGAGATTCAACAGAGATATCCACTTCATCGTGAATTTGTATGTGAGGTATTATACCATTTTCATACAATGCAACCATACTTTTTTTTGTCATGTCAGCAGCACTTCCTTGTATTAATTTGTTTAATGCCTTGTATGTAAACGCACGTTTAAGTGGTTCATCATACTCTTTTCTCGCTTGTTCTAGCGGTAATGGTTTAAATATACCAAACTGTGTAGGCTGCCATAGATCAAAATGACACGCTCTACCAAGTAAAGTTCTTATTTTACCACGATCATTTGCTTTACGAGATACATTATCCATTAATTGTTTTACGAATGGAGCCTTGGCGTGGTATTGTTTTATTAATTTTTCTGCGGATTCTTTCATCAAACCTAACTCTGCCATTAATTTATTTTTACCCATACCATACATTAAACCCAAATTAATTGTTTTTGCTTGCTTACGTTCAATGCCCGCCATATCTGCAACAACCTGGTGAAAGTCTGCATCACCTTGATTGTATGCTTCTACAATTTCATCTACACCAGATAAGTTTTGTAACTTTGCGTAGTGTACTAAAATTCTTGGTTCTTGTTGTGAGTAGTCAAAAGATCCCCACGTAGTATTTTGTTCTGGAACAAAAATAGATCTAATCATTGGACCTAATTCAGGATGTCTTGCTGGTATCTGTTGCAGGTTTGGATTACTCATAGAGAATCTACCTGTCACAGTTCCGCCTGCGTCTGATCTAATTTGATTTATGTCTGCGTGTATTCTACCATCAACTGCGTGTTTAGTTATTGAATCTATAAATGTAGTGTGAGCTTTGTTTATCTCTCTTGCATCTGCAATTAGTTTTGGTAATTCGTGTGGATGGTTTTGTAAAAAGTTTTTTGTAAAACTTGGCTCTTTACTTTTTTCTGTTCTGTCATATGGAAGTTTTAATTTATCAAATGCTTTTGCAATACTACGAGCTGCGTGTATTTCTACATCAACTCCTGTTAAACTTTTGATTTTATTTACAATTTTAGACTCACGATCCATAAGATTTTTTTTAATATTAGCTGCTTTTTCAAGATCAACTCTTACACCTTTGAATCTCATATCAACTAAACAAGGAAACAATTTTGTTTCCAAGTTAAATACATCCCACAATTCTTGTTGATATAATTCTGTTTCTAATCTTTTCCAAAGTTTAAGTGTAGACTCTGCATCTCGTTCAGCATACTGACCCACAAACAATGCAGGTAATCTCCACATATCTTTTTTAGGATCAAGACCATATTCTTTTGCTGCCGCATTAAGAATACTTTCATCCTTACCCATACCTATATAAAATCTTGCTAGTGTATTTAATTGATAAGACAATCTATTCTCATCAATTAAAGACGCTGCTATCATAGTATCAACCACTTTACCCTTGACCAATACTCCTGCTGATCTTAACCAACAAATATCATACATTGCATTGTGAAATATAAAGGTAGTATCTACCTGGCTACAAATATCTTTTAACCAATTTAAAACGAGATTTTTGTCCATATTACCACCAGACTCGTGATGTATAGGAAAATACCCTGACCAGCCCTCTACAGCCACCGCAACGCCAGCAATGTGGCCTTTTCCAGTGACATTACCAGAGCCTAGCTCTTTTAAATGTGGATCATTAGTCTCTAAATCGATTGCTATTTCTTTATGTCCTTGAAGATCTTTTAATTCTTCTGGCATAACCCATTCTGTTTCTGGAGTAAATAATGGGATTTGGGTACTTCTCACGAATAGTCCCTTTCAAGTATCATTTGTAAATAATGTATTGCCTTCTTCACGTCCTCTTCTTTTCCCTTCGACTGGTGTCTACATATGTACTTTATAGCGTTCCCCTCCGCGAAAAGCAACTTGTTTTCGTTAATGAATTCAGCGGGTTGTATCTTCATATTTTTATAATGTTTACCACCCACCTGTTTATCTAGTGAGTCGTATGTAGCTTTTTTAAATATTTCACTGTTGGTCATAATATGTAAGCTCGATCAAAATCTCTTGGGTCCAAGACGTGTAATTCACGTTTCGCTCTCGTCGCTCCAGTATAAAATAATCTATGTAATTCATCCGGATCATAACTAAATGTTTCAAGCGCAGCATTTGTTATGTCTTGCATCAATAAAACTTTGTCAGCTTCTCCTCCTTTCGCTCCGTGTATTGTTGACATTGTTATACGAGGATTTTTATTTAGTGTTTCACCATTCGCCCTCATGTTACGAATGTAATTCTCTGTCATAGAATCTAATCCTTCAAATGCTTCATACCATACACTATCAATAACTAAACCATGTTCAGCTTTACAATCTTGTAAAGAATATTTTTGATCTGCGTGTAATGTTTTACCTTTTCTAAATCCTTCTAATACATTTGATCCAAGGTATTCGTATATATTTTTTATTTCTAAATGATTAAGTAATGCGTTTTTACGCCATGCTTCCCAATTGTTTAGTGCCAATAATAATTTAAGTGGTATTGAGTTACGTCCTTTAAAAGAATAATACCAACCTCGAAGTTCACATACTTCTTTTACTGAATCTAAAAAATGATTTGCAGATGATAACACTAGCCAGTTGCCCTCACTCATATCTACCTGCGTAATATCAGAATATCTTTTTAAGACTCCATGCTCTTCTCTAGGTTTATAATTCTTATCAAATCTATTTTGTACTTGACCAATTATTTTTTGTGATAGTTCATGTATAGGTCCTCCAGGAATCCTGTAAGATTGATCTAAAGTTTGTATGTCATCTACTTCTTCTTTGAGCGCTATAAAATGATCTACATCAGCACCGGCCCACTTAAATATAGCTTGGTCATCATCACCTGCTATGTAAGTTTTTTCTGCTTTGGACCACATCTTTCTTACCATTTCCCATTGTAACAAAGATAAGTCTTGAGCTTCGTCTATAAATAATACTTCAAACTTATTGTGTTTTTCTTTTGCAATAAAATCTTCTAACAAATCATTAAAATCTTTTAGACCTTTTTCTTGTTTAAATCTTTTAAGTTCTTCTGCTAATAAAAATAATGTGTTTCGTTCTATGTCTAGTATATTTTTTCTAGAATCATAATACTCTAACAGATCTACTCGTTTGACTGCTGCTGTATTTATTATTGTAAGATATTCATTGTCTGAATTAAATGTACCATCACCTTCAGAAAACTTTGCAACTTTAATTGGTATACCACATTTCTCACCAAACTCTTTGTAGTCTTCACTACCCATCATTTTTTCTCTAGTCATTCCCACCTGATTAAATGCGTATGAGTGTAATGTTCTAAAGTAACTTAAATCATTTTCTACATCAAGGCCAAATTTTTCCGCGGCCCTCGATGCTGCTTCCGTTGCAGCTTTTTTAGTAAATGAGAAATACCCAATCTGTTTTGGTCTAACGCCGTCCTGTATGAACTGATCGACTAGATTTAACAGTGTTGTTGTCTTCCCGGTTCCTGGTGGTCCTAGTATTATTGTTTTCATATTTCTTTATTTTTCTTGTTAATAATCTATTTTTCATCTTTAGATATTCGTTTTCTTTTTCTAACTTCTCTAACTTTAAACGAAACCTTAAATGCCAATTAACCCCGATATCTTTATCAAACATTAAAAGTTCTCTATTTGATATGGAACTTTAGAAACAGACGCTTCTGTTTGTTTCATTGTTTTAATTTTAATTAATCTTGGTTGTTGTTTTTTAATTCTTACTCTCTCCTCTCCTACAAACTCTTCGAGTCTTTTTATTAAATTACCTGTTTGATTCTTATCTTTCTCCCAATGATTTCGTTTACAAAAATTATAAAAGTCTTCCATTCTAAAATAAGTAAATTCTCTTTTCTCATCTGTGTATGGTAGTTTGTTAAATACATCATCAATAGTTCTTGCTGATTGTCTATTAGTTGTCCAATCTTGCAAGAGTCCTGTAAGTTCATTAACAGGATTCAAAGATTCTAAAGGTTCTACTTCTTGTAGTCCTTGCATCATAGGTTTTAAAAAATGTTGTTTCCAATCTTTTGGTTTTGGTATTGGTACTACAAGGTTTGCTTGATCTAAACATGCCAACGCAAATAAGTTTGGACTATAAAGTTGTTCTGATTTTAATTCTATTCTTTTTTTATCCACATCTAAAAACCATTGTGGTGGTGTTGATGCATATTTTGTAAGACTACCAAGTACAGGCATTTCTTCTTCACCAAATCCCACACCAAATCTTTTTGTTCTACATAAACCAGATTGACATACAGCATTGATAGGTGCATCTTTACATCTATACTTATCATAACCTTTTCTGTTTACTGATTTAATTAGTTGTTGAACCTCACTATTGCTTAATGGTGGTTCCATAAATTTCATATTTGCTTTTACAATTTCATCTTCCCAAGTATCTGGTGATGATTGTTTGTAATAAACTGCTATATTAAATAATGCATTGTTCCTAGAACCCTCACCAAAACCTGTTGTTGCAAGTTTATTTAAACAAGGTGGACCTCCAGGAAATGCTTCTTCTATTTTTTTCTTTTCTGTTTTGATTGCTTCGACTGCTTCTTTGCTACAACTGTAAACATCATAGAGCTTATAAAATTCCTCAAGTGTACAACCGGCGCCAGTATCACTGATAGCATACCGTAATCCTTTCATATCATTGTAGTAGGGTAAATTTAAAAAGTTACCAGTGTCCCCACGTTCCACTAGTATTTCTGTTTGTTTAGGAAATATTTCAGAACCTTCATATCCAAGTATGATAGCTATCTCTCTTAATTTTGATTGCATCAAAGATGCAGGAATGTTTTCTTTTGTAAATAAAAATACGTGTGCGCCGCCTGATTTAGAGCGGCAAACTACTAAAGGGAGTTTATTATCCCGAATGTTTTTAATGAGGCCAAGATGATCAAAGTTATATTCGTCAATATCAATACACCCCCACCTACAATCATTGTTTTCCGTAATCGGGATGATGCCCAAGGCAGGTCCTTCTCCTTGTAAGTGTTTGTCCCAATGTTCGTCTGTGACGGAACCACGTACAATAAAAGCTTTGCCTTTTTGTTTTCCGTTCTCTCCTCGCTCACCGGGTTGATATTGTCCATAAGCGATTTCTAATCCTTGAAATATTGATTTGAATTTAGTCATTATCATTTCTCATTTCTTTGTAAAGGGGGATCTCACAATCCCCCTCATTTTATTTAGTATGGAGTTGAGTCCGATACTTTCTCTTCTACATCAGCTTTTGTTTGAACGGTCCCTTTAGATACATTTCCAGAAAAGTCTTTTGCACTTAAGTACAAAGCCTTATCTTTCTGTTCTAAAATTCTGTCCTGCGTTACAACCCAGCCATACCAAGAACCTTTGTCGTTCTTTTGTAGTGTAGATGCTAGATTATAAACAACTCCGTGCATAGGAGGTATAGCAAATCCCCCTTTACCATCAGCAATTTGTATGGTTTTCATCATAGAATTCCATTTTTTACTAACGTTTAGTTGAGTTGATTTCATCGTGATCAAAGCAGGTGTATAACCACCAGACTTTGTCTCTATCATCACGTAGTAAGAGGCAGTTTCCTCAAGATAATTACCATTTGGCAATCTAATCTTTGAGCCGTCTCTCTTACCTGTTGCGATTACCGGACTGTTCGGTAGATGAATTGCAACCGGAGCACCTGGTCCATCCCCTCTATCCGACCATTCTGGATAATCTTTTTTATAATAACAAGGAATAACCTTGATACCTTTTTTACCATCGTATAACTCGCTGGTAACAGTATTATAGATCATACCAGGTTTGGCACCCTCTATATACTTTGCATCACCATCAGTTACCTGCGGTGATAATTGTCCCAAGATTCTGACAAAAGGCAACGCCATATCATCTTGTGTCATATTCTCAAAACCTTTTGCTGCATCATCACCAAACAAGGCAAGTGATCCAGTGTCTTTTTTCATTACTTCATTACTCATTATTTTTTCTCCATTATTTCCGAGTTATTTTAGTTTTGTCTTTAATCCAAGTATTAAAAACATCAGATGGCATATCGAGCCCGGACTCGATACGCTCTCTGAACAGGGCAGTTAAAGTCATCCAAGCCACATCAGATTTCTGTTGTGGTTCAAATCCATTTTCTGCCGCAAGGTCCAGCAATTGCTTCGCCTTGTCATCTTCTCCTTTACCAAAAGTTACAAAGATATTGTTTTTAATAATATCTCCTAACTTCTCGTTCCGAAGCCATTCATAGGCCTGCTCTCTCTTCGCTTCATCTTTTGGAAGAGTGCACCTAAATTCTTTTTTAACAGATACTTTAGATCCATCAGCTAATTTTATTTCTGATAGTCCTTGCTCTGCCAGTAATTCTGGTATCACACGAGAACTGATGTCATCAGCCTCTGCTTTTTTATCTTTAAGTTGCTGTTCTAAATTAGCAATCTCATCTTCTTTTTGTTTTAGTTTTACACATTGATCAGCAACAGTTGTTACCTCAACATTATCTAGAAGATCTTTTGAATCTTCTAACATCATATCTCTCACATCTTCACTCATATTATCCTTTCTGATATCCGTCCACTTCTAATGGATAGTATCTATATTCACGTTTGTCCCACTTTAACATATTAAACTGTCCGTTTGTAGTTTCACCTACTAGCCAAGTTGAGATACCTATTATTACAGGATCTCCTACTGCAAGTAAATAATCTTCTTTACGAAAGTCTTGTAAATTTTTTCTCATCTTTTGCACATAAGGTGCAGTAGAAAATATTGCCTGATCTCTATTAGGCAAACATATTACAAGGTATCCATAATCAGACGCACTTAATATATTTATATTAGGTGGTGGTTGTTGAATTACATAAACAAATTTTTCTTTTGGAAAAGCTTTATTAAACTGTAAAAAACTTTGCAAAGAATCTGGTTTGTATAACTCAA